GTGTCTGCACAAATCCACCGCAAAACTCTTCGCGGCGGAGCTAACTTCATTGTCGTCGGACCTGAAGTTGCTAACGTCCTTGAGTTTACCGCTGGATTCCGTGCTTCCGTAACTGCTGATGCAGAACGCGGAACCGTTGGCGCTGTTAAGGTTGGCGCACTTTCCAAGAAGTGGGACGTTTATGTCGATCCTTACTTCCCCCGTAACGTGGTCCTCGTTGGTCGCAAGGGTGGATCCTTCTTAGAGAGTGGATACGTCTACGCACCTTATGTGCCATTACAGGTCACACCTACTATCTTCGGAACCGAAGACTTCGTGCCCCGCAAGGGAGTCATGACACGCTACGGTAAGAAGATGGTTCGTCCCGACATGTACGGACTCGTCATCGTTGTTGATCTCGTTTGATACGATTAATCAACTCGTAGAATAAAAGAATTCCCTCGTCAAGCAATTGGCGGGGGTTTTCTTTATGCCGTCAACTATTTAATGAGAGGAGACTTATAATTAATGGCGATACCCACTTTAACTCCAGCCAGCCAAGTTAGTGCTGTTATATTACCACGAACTGGTTCGGCAGATGATGTAAGTTTACAGACACCAGTTGGTGTATATGACACATCAACAGATTTTTTATCTGGTGCAGCAGATCAGATTAATTACACATATCAGAAACTTGGTGGAGATGTATTAGATATTGAACTAACCACAGGAAGTGTCTATGCTGCTTATGAAGAAGCAGTGTTAGAGTATTCCTATATTGTTAACATGCATCAGTCAAAGAATATTCTTTCTGATATTCTTGGCATGACCACAGGGACTTTTGATCAATCTGGTGAATTAAAGTCTGGCGCTCTTTCTTCTAGTTTAAGTGGGACGCATGTTGCTTTAAAATATCCAAAAGTAACTCTTGCTTTAAACCAGAAATATGGAGATGGCTACTCTACACAAGTTGGACTGGGTGGTACAACAACCATTTATTCTGCTTCTTTTGCAGCAGTGACTAAACGGCAAGATTATGACTTGGGAGAAATTGTCTTAAGTGCTTCAGTTAATAATCTTGATGAAGCAACTGGAAATCCCGTGCCTTATGCTGGACTTGTTCAGGGCAATAGGGTTATTGTAACAAAGGTATATTATAAAACACCGGCAGCTATGTGGAGGTTTTATGGATACTATGGTGGACTAAACACAGTTGGAAACTTAGCTAATTATGGTCAATATGCGGATGACTCCACTTTTCAATTGGTTCCTGTGTGGCAAAATAAAGCACAAGCAATGGAGTTCGAGGACGCAATTTATACAAGAAACTCTCATTATTCTTATGAATTAGAAAATAATAGATTAAGACTTTTCCCTCAGTCAACCAACCCTGGTGATTTAATGCCTGAGTTTTATCATTTTGATTTTAGAATTGTTGAAGATGCATGGTCTACAGCTAGCTCCGGCTCTGCTGGTATTGATGGTATCAACAACATGAACACAATTCCATTTGCAAATATCCCGTATACAAATATTAACTCTATTGGAAAGCAATGGATTCGTCGTTTTGCTCTTTCTCTGTGTAAGGAGACGTTAGGTCAAATTCGCTCCAAGTTTGCTACTGTGCCAATTCCTGGTGAGTCCGTGACACTCAATGGAACAGCACTAATCAGTGAAGCCCGTGAAGAACAAGCAAGCCTTAGAACGGAGTTAAAAGATGTCTTAGACCAATTGACTTATCAAGCTCTTACCGCTAAGGACTCAGAGATAGCCGACAGTGTCAACAACCTCAGTCAGAAAATACCAGCAGGCGTTTTCGTAGGGTAAGGGGGAATAAATGTCAGACGACGAAAAATGGAAACAGCCAGACCAGCCACCACCCCCGCTGTTCCTTGGTGAAAAAGAGCGCAACCTTGTTAAGCAAGTTAATGACGAGCTTATTGAGCGCGTTATAGGACAGCAAATTGTTTACTATCCTATTGACGATTCAATCACACAATACAACAATCTTTATGGCGAGGCTGTAGAAAAAACATTCCTGCCACCTGTTCGCGTCTATGCTCTTGTGGATTATCAGAGCACAGAAACAAAAGCAGACACAGTTGCTGGTATGGATAAACAAAATACAATCACAATTTACTTCCACAAAAGAAGGTTGATTGAAGACCAAGACCTTTATGTGCGCGAAGGTGACTTTGTTTTGTACGGAGATTACTACTATGAGAT